TCAATACCTGAACACTAAAATATAACTATGAAGTACAGTAAAAAATTCAATTTAGATTACGAATGGTACTTGTCCGTTTCTGAAATATTTTCATTTGACGGAACCAAAGACTACATAAGTAAAGATGGAGTCGAGATAATTCAACATGATAATAATGGAATCTCAGCAAAAGAGTGTTTCTATTTGTATGACACAAAAGGAGTAGTAAATGCAACTAGTCAGCCCGACGAACTTAGAACATTACTAAAGACAAAAGGCAGTGTAAACCTTCATATAAAAATGTACGCAGAAGACAGGGCTAAAGGACGATTACCATTAGAAGAGTTTGACAAGATTAAAGAAGAGTTAAATCTACCTACTTGGTTTGTGAAAGCTGTAGAGAATCAGAAGTATAAAATATTGAATATACAACCACAAAAAAACAATAAATTCACCGTATTCCAAGAACGCGAGTTTAGTAAAAGTCAAGTCAAAAAAGTAATAGAGGAAGCTGAAATGTTCCACAAAGGTAGTTATAAATCACATGTTTTTAGTAAAACGTTCAACCAAGCACTCGGTATAGATATGCACTTACTTGAGGTGACAATTAAATTATATGGATAAAATTTAGTAACTTAGCAACATAGGCACATGATGTGCATTTAATGGGCGGTATTCTTTTATTAGGATGCCGCTTTTTTTGTTTTATACTATGAGCTTGTTTCCTGCAATTGACAAAATTCTTGATAATGCTGTTAACCTGAATCCTGAAAAGGTTTGGGTTTTGACGTTTGATGAAGAAGTTAAACAGGAAATTATACGACTTAACACTAGAGATCAGATGTTTGATAAGGGTGTTGATTCATTAAATAGGTCGTTAGGGGTTTACTCAGCACGTTCAGTTCAGGAGTTCGGTAAGCGTAAAGGAAGAATACAGCTATTTGATGAGGGTAGTTTTTACGCTTCATTCATAGTTAGAGTTGACAGAGGAGGTATAACAATATCAGCGGACACTATAAAGACGGGTGACGATGGAGTAACTACAGATTTAGCCGTTCGATACGGGATAGATATTCTAGGGTTGACAGACGAGAGCCAACACACATTAATAATCAAACTACTTATAGATAAGTATGTTAAAATAGTTAGAGATGAAATACTACAATAACATAGACGACATACTTTTATTTAACTGGTGGGAACTTCAGAAAGGTAACTATCAATATGCTAGAATTGACATTGAAGTTGGTACAGATAAAGAAGACGAAGAAGCGCATATAAGAATAAACGATAGTTACATAGCTGAGTTCGGTATTAGTCCAGAGATGGAAGAGATAGTAGAACTCAGGAGACGAATAGCGATTTTAGAATGTGATTTAGTTATAGAAGAGGATAGCTTTTTACGTAACGAAATAAGAAGGTTAACCAAAGAGCTGAATGATGTTTTAAGCAAAGAGGGTAAAACAGATCGTGACGGGTTTATAGTGCATTTAGAAAAGTGGTATGGACTAAGGATAGATGAAAAAAAGATAACAGCAAAGAAATTTTATAAGATAGTTAAGGAGTTTGAAAAGGAGCAAGCACAATTGAAAAAAGCTTCGAGCGCAACAAAATAACAAATGGCTGACAAGAGAATAAATAAGGATGACATAGCCGATAAGGGATTATTCGACCATATAACACAGGGCGCTAAAGCTGCACAGGCTGAAATTAAAACTCTGACTCTAACGGTTAACACTTTAAAACAGGCAGCACAAGGAATTAAGAAAGGTCTTGGAGGCGCAAGCGTTGGTAATACTCAGGGCATGAAAGACTTTGACCAACTAGCTAAACAAGCAAACCAAACCGCTAAAGCAAAACTAGCTATTGATAAAGATATTCTAAGAGAAAAAGAAAAGCTTAGAGTAGCACAACAACAACAAAATAAAGAAATTAGAGAAGAGGTTGCATTAGCTAATTCACAAAAAGGATCATTAGAAAGAGTAAGGCTAGAGTCTAAAAAACTACGTAACGAAAAAGAGAAGCTAGATTTAACAACTAAGAAAGGAAACCAGAGACTAAAAGTAGTCAACAAGACTTTAGACCGTAACAATAAGATACTCGAAAGGAATGCCACCAAGCTAGGTAAACAAAAAATGGCTATTGGTAGGTATAAAAACGCTCTAGGTGGTCTTAAAAACGCTCTAGGACAATTAGGAGTAGCTTTTGGTGTGTTCTCTTTAATAAAGGATTCATTCAACGTAATAAAAGACTTTCAGCAAGCTCAAGCAAACTTAGCGTCAGTATTAGGTGTTAACGTTGATCAAATGAAAGCCTTGACTAATCAGGCTAAGGAATTAGGTGCGACTACGCGTTTTACAGCCTCGCAAGTATCCGAGCTACAATTAGAACTTGCAAAATTAGGATTTACTCAACAGCAGATTAACGATATGACTCCCGCAACCTTGGCGTTAGCTGAGGCGACAGGCACAGAATTAGCAAATGCAGCAGCGGTAGCAGGATCAACATTGAATGGTTTCGGTTTAGCCGCGAAGGATACACAAAGAGTTGTTGATGTAATGGCTAAGTCTTTCTCTAGTTCGTCATTGGATATGGAGAAATTCAAGGTCGGTATGGCTGCGGTCGCTCCAGTAGCTAAGACAATGGGATTCTCTATCGAGCAAACAACAGCAATGTTAGGTTCGCTTACGGATAGTGGTCTAGATGCAAGTACAGCAGGAACATCGCTACGTAACATGATGCTTGAGGCTTCTAAACAAGGCTTAACATGGAAAGAAGCATTAGACAAAGTAAACAACGCTCAAGATAAAGCAGGAGTAGCATTAGAATTATTTGGAAAACGTGGAGTCGCAGCGGGTGTTATACTTGCTGAGAATCAAGATAAGGTTGCAGGACTTACAGATAAATTAGAAGATGCTGAAGGTGCAGCGGCTAAAATGGCAGACACTCAACGTAATACTTTAGGTGGTGCGCTTGATTTGTTACGTAGTTCATGGGAAGGGTTGATACTCTCAATGGATGAAGCGGGTGGAGTTGGTGAGACTTTACGTAAAGGAATTAAGTTTTTAGCTGACAATTTAGGAACTATAGTTACAGTTATTATAAAGGCTGTTCGTGCTTTCTTAGCGTTCAAGACGGTTATGTTTGCCTTAAAAATGAACCAACAATTTAAGGATTGGAAGGCTTTCGGTGGAAGCGTGAAAGATGTTGGTAAGAATATGGATCAAGCAAGCTCAGGAGCGCGAAAGTTTGCTAAATCACTAAAGAGGATAGGTATTGGTGTTGCTGTTGCGTTGTTTACTGAGTTTGTTGCGGCCTTATGGAATATTGTTAGCGGTGCTTCTGCTGCTGCTGATCAATTAGAGAGATTGCAAAACATAAGAAAAGACGGAGAAGAAGATTTAAGGCTTTTCAATAAAGCGTTTAAGGTGCAATTAGAAAATAGAAGGGATTTATTAGACGAATCAATAGCTGCCGCTGAACGTAAAAGAAAACAAGACCTTGAAAACGGCAAGGACAGGATCAAGGTAATTGAGGAAGAAAAAGAAGCAATCAAGGCGGCGAATGATGAGTATTTACTTTGGTTAAACAGAAAAGACCCATTAGGAAGAGATCAAATAGAGTTACTGTCATTAAGAATAGAAGGCGCTCAGAATGCTATAATGATGGCTGAAAATGAATTATCCCTTAATGAAAAAGAAAAGAACAAGGCCGTTAGAGATATAAGAAGATTTAGAATTAAAGAAGAAATACTAGCCTCTAAAAATAGTTTAAAACTATTAAAGTCAGAAATAGCACAAAGAAGAGCGGCACTAGAAGCTTTAGAACCTAAAAACGAAACTAAAACTGAAGGTAGACTAATAAAGCCAGCAGGAAAAGCAGACGAAACACCAGAGAAGCAAATTAGCTTACTTAGGGAAATTAGAGATGAGCAACTTAAACAAATAGCAGACGTAGAAGAGCAAGAGGTTTTAGTTGCTAGAGAATCAGCAGCAAGAATAATTGAAGACAAGAATTTAACTAATGCTTCAGATAAAGATAAGGCAGAATTCACAAAAGAGATAAACGAATCTTTAGTATTAGAAATTACAGCAATAAGAAAGAAGTTTAGAGATGCAGATTTAGAAGCAGAAAGGGTGCACCAAGAAGAGATAGCAGCAATAGTTTTAGAAGCTAAAGACTCAGAGTTAGCGCAGATCAATGATATGTTTGCGGTTTCAAGACAAGAAAGAGAGTTGCTTTTGCTTCAATCTGGAAAGACTGAAAAGGAAATAGCCAGAGAGTTAACGGAATTTGAGATCGAGCAGCTAGAGAAGCGCATACAGGTATATAAAGATATGCTTACTGAATTCCCAGAGCTAGAAAAAGAGATAACTGGGCTTGAGATTGAATTACTTAAAAAGAAAAGATCCTTAATTGACAAAGAAATTGATTGGGAGAAGGAGAAGTTCAAGACTCAAAAGGATGCTATCGACTTGACTACACAATTATTCATTGACTCTATCGACAAGAAAATAGCCAAACTTGATGAAGAAGTTGAAGCACATAAGAAACGTGCAGACGATCTAGAAGAGTTAGCAAAGAATGGAAATATTACAGCTAAAGAATCACTAGCAGAAGAGAACCGATTGATTGCTGAGGCAGAAGCGCAAAAAGCAGAACTAGAGAAACGTAAACAAAGGATTCAAATGGTTTCGTCAATACTACTTGCTTACAATTCTAATCTAGAACAAGGTGACGAGTCAGGAGTAGCATTAGCAAAAGCAATATCAAGCAAAGCAGTATTAGAACAATTCATATCTTCAATAGGTTCGTTCTATGATGGAACTGAAGACACTGGTAGAGTTGGTAACGCGTTAGATTCTAAAGGTGGACGATTCGCAGTACTTCACGACAATGAACGTGTAATGACAGCGAAGCAAAACTCAATGATGGGTAATGTTTCTAATGATGAAGTTGCTAGAGTAATGGAAGATAGACGACTTGGAAGATTAGTTGATGGAAACCAAGTTGCTGTAGGATGGGAAAACATAATGCTAGTTGAACAGCTAAATAATGTTAGTGATAAGCTGGATATGGTTAATAAGACTATTGAAAACAAGCCAGAAACGAACATACAACTTGGAGCGATTACGCAAAAGACAATGGAGATTGTTGAAAGCAGAAAAAAGGGAGGTCTTAAGACGGTAAGCACATTTAAAGTTAAACCACAATGAGCAGCCAGAACCTAGAAAGCAGACATTTTATTAACGGGACTGAAATACGCCCTAAAGATGCTGACAAGATCGGTATTAAATTAGACTGGACTGCTGACGCGCAAGAAGCTGAGTTAACAGTTGACTCTTTAGTGCTAGAAAATAAAGCTAAGAAGTTAGTTCTTGACCACATAGATACAAACGGAATATTTGAAGGTATACCATACACATACCAGATAAACAACTTAACAATTGAATATTATTTAAAGTTAGTTGACGATCCTAAAATTAGTGGTGTTGGTGATTCTGCAATTGAAGTTAACATACATCGCAGACGTTCTATAAATAAGTTCTGGGAAGATGCTAATGGACTTTCTTTTGAATCATGCAATATAACGCACCCTTTTACTACTCAAGACCTTCCTTATCTAATTGTAAAAGATAATCAAGTAGAGTTGCTTATAATGCTTGGTATTAGCGCTTATACACTCACTAAGGCTTTAATTGAAGGTATTAGAGATTTGATCGTAGCTATTACAGATTTTATTAAGATCATTTCAGTAGGTACAGTTGTAAATGTTGGTCAGATAGTTTCGGCTGCATTACTCTTAATCGCTAGAATAATTTATGTAGCGGCCTTGATTATTGCGTTGATTGACATTACTAAGCAAATTATAGAATTGATCTTCCCTCCAATTAGATATTTCAAAGGGGCTTCAGTTCAAGAGCTATGTCAAAAGGCATGTCAAAAACTAGGCTACACTTTCGAGAGTAGTATAATTGACAACATGACTGAGCTAACAATACTTCCAGTTCCGTTAATTAAAGGTGAGACATCTATCATAGAGAAACTATTTACTTTAGATACTGGATACCATACAAAAGGTTATCCAACAGCAAGAGACGGAGCAGTATCTACATTCGGAAGGCTTTTAAATGTACTTAAGGGCATGTTTAACGCTAAAATTAGAGTGCTTAACGGTGTTGTGATGTTAGAGCGTAGAGATTTCTGGGAGTTAAACGCGGGAGTTCAAATAACAAGAACTTTAAATCTGCAAGGGGTAAGAGAAAACCAATGGGGTTACAATTCAGGTGATTGGTGGAAGCGTTATTACATGCATTACTTGTGGGATTCTAGCGATTTTCACACTATGGATAGATTAGAAGCTCTTGACGCGGAATATTCAACAGAGCCAGTATCAGTTACTAATGCTGATTTAGTGTCTATACAAGGTTTGGTTGATATAGCTATACCGTTCTCCTTTGCTACTAGAAAAGACAGTTTGACATGGGTTGAAAAAGAGGCTTTGAAATTCGCTAAGTTAGCTGATAATGTAATATCGTTTTTCGGTGGAAACTCAGCACTTCAATCAAAAGTAAAAGGAAGGGTTGGGGTTACTGTAATTGGTCAACAATACTTCTCTAATACTAAGATAATGTTTCAAACTGGAGGGAGACAACCTCAAGACTTTAGAGATAAGATTGGAGCCGATACACTTTATCAAACATACCACACTATAAACCAAGTAAGAGAAAATTTCAAAAGGCATTATAGTGAAATGATTCCTTTTTCTACTTCTGACTTTGAGATGTTGTTAGACAACAACTACGTTACAGATGAGAACGGAACACTATTAGAAATACTTACGTTCGAATGGACTAATGAAGGCAAAGAGGCTGAAATACTATATGCTATTGACTCGACAGAAGGAAACAATACTAAAACTATTAGAATAGATGGATGATTCAAAGAATAAAATAGGGAAAATAATTGAAGGTCTTAACGAGGCTGAAGGATTACTAGACTTGTATTTAACAGATGAGCATAAGAGCCACATGACTGCTGATAATTTAGAACAATTAGCGAAGATGAAACAATTAACAGGTGTTGACTTAAAGAAGGCTGCTGAAGGATTAATGAGTCTAAATAATAAATACTAACAGACGATGCCAGTAGATATAGTTAACGAGACATATAACGGTGATAACGCACTTACTGCAAATGCTAACGATTGGGTTGATGGTGAAATAAAATTATCAGTTCGTTTTGCTGTTGGTTCGTCTACACAAAATTTAATGTCTTGGAAGGTTCAAGGTTCTAACTTTTGGTTTCAGATTCAACAAGGCGACTTTGGAGAGCTTGGTTTTTTAGCTGGAGACGCGATAACAGTTACCTATACATTTATAGCCGCACCGCCACCAATACAAGCACAGACTTTTACTTTTAATGTTCTGTCTGTACAAGGGAATAAGCTTTACGTAGATACTCCCTTTGGACTTGGGGGAGGTGGTACGTTTTTCCACATTGACGGCAGAAAATTCCCTACTGATGCTTACGTTTCCTCAATACTTATCGTAGCAAATAGAGCGCCCGCCTCAATAGAATTTGAATTTAACCTAGCTCCGAACGGTACTACGTTACTTAATTCAATGATTGATAGTGAGTTTAACAGATTTGAATTGCCAGTTGTTACAGGTATCCCTACAGGTGTGCCGCAATTGATGACTCAATTTGTTAATAAATCTGGTGGTTTGTTTAAAGATGTTGATTTAACATTGACAGGGACATTTGCTGGAGGTTGGAGAGATTACAGAATCCGTTATAAGTTCATGCAATGGGGAATCATTCAAGATGGATTTGCAGAGCCTAACTACTATGAACTAGCTGATTGTTTAGCGCCTATAAATAAAGTTAAGTGCTTTGCTCAATACGGAAATCCTAACGGCGTACTTACTGATTTATCACAGAATGTAGAAGCTAATACAGGTGGTTACGATCAAAACTATAACGGTGGAATCGTTAACTATTCAAGTATTAGTACTTCATGGATTGATTACTTAGGTGACGCAATAGACAGATTAGACTATTCTAATACAAGCACATTTATAGCTGTTGTTGAAGCTCCAAATCAAGCTAATCCTAACTCAACTTATAGAATGTCTTTAGAGTGGCGACCAATTAACGGCCTATTCTATTTAAACAAACCAACTAATTTAGGTGAAAACTTACTTGTAATAGCTCCTGAAGTTGATTTTATTGCTGATGGTGTTGCTGATCCTACGATATATCAAGGATATACTGATCCAAGTGGTGCAAGATGGGATTTTCAAAACCTTAAATTTGAATTAACAGGAGTTGATGAGTTAACTATAACAGGTGATATTATACCAAATGCACAGGCTACAATATTGTTTGACGGTGTGCCTGATGGCGGGAGAAAATCAACCCTAGCGGTGAGTATTGGTAATTATACTTCTGACGGTACTATTTACAGTGATAGAGTTAGGTTAAAATTGTTTGATGAGGACAATTACGATGCACCAACTAAAGGCGTTCAGATACCAAATGTAATTGATGAATCTTTATTAGACCATGACGGAAACGAGATAATAACACCTAACCCACAAACAACAACAGAGGACGATGTACTTTATATAAGTAACTTTAATCTTCTTGACAACGTAAATTACGAGGGTGTTAGAGCTAGAAAATACGCTTACAATACCGTCACTGAGGAATCTTTCACTTTAGAGGATACATTCTTTAGCTTTGCGAATGTTGTGGTAACGGCTGGACAATTTCAACCAAACTTTGTAAACGGTAGAGGTTTTAACTTGCCGCCTACTTCAGATAGAAACCAAATTTCACTTGTTAGAAATCCTGCAAATGATATCCCTGGACAATACGGACTTACTTTAGAGTATGGCTACTTATCTAGATGGGAGTATTGGTTATCTCAAACGAATGTAGATAATGACTTCTTTGATATTACACAGCCTTTCGACGGTAAAAACAAGAATTGGCAACGTTTTAGCGGTTCAGGTGATTGGGTTGTTAGAATTTCATACTATACTAGATTAGATGGGGTTGATGATTTCAACGACTTAGAGATAGGTATTAGACCATATGAAGACGATCCAGATATAACAACTGTATCAACATACTTTGTACCTGCGTTAAACGTGGCTCCTACAAATTTAGTAGGTGACGAAATCAACGAAGTCACAGTGATTAAAACATGGGCTACAGGAACTTATACTAACGCATGGGCAGAGGTAACTATAGAGGATTTTGAAAGCGGCAATAGGTGGGTTCTTTCTTCTGTGTTAGATCAAGGAAACATTTTTGCTAATCCGCTTAAGCCCATGACGGGACAGACAGGATTACAGTTAGATTTCCCTGCTGCGAACATTGCTAGAATGAGATTTATAGTAGATGCGAATATAATTAGTGCAAATCAAGTATCTTTAACACATAGAATTTATAGTGAAGATGTTGGGTTGGACGGGAAAATAACAACAAACGGAATATTTAAAATAACAACACAAGGCGATCTTAAAATACCAACATCATAAAAACACAAAATAATGCCATTAGAAATTAATCAATACCCAATTACAGCAGTAAAATTAGAAGACCCAGACTTATTTGACCAAGACGCAGACGATGGTGTAGGCGGTTGGGAATCTAGAAAAGTTCCATGGTCATTAATTAAACTTGAGTTACAAACAGGGCTTACTTTTTACAATATCTCAAACAGCAATTTAGTTGCTGACAGTAATTATACGTATGGTCTTAACGGTTCTTTACTTTCAGATACATGGACTATAAAAACAGGTGGAGGCACACCTATTCAGCAATTTAGAGGCAATAATACGGTTTATATACCCACAGGAACGGTAGGGCATAACGGTTTTCCTAGCTCTATAATTCAATATAGCTTAAATGGAAATGGTGGGGCTTATGGTTTCTTGGTAACTGGAACTAATTCTACTGCGGGTTATGCTTCACAAGGGCTAGGTGGGTCTACTCCAAATCAATTTCTAGCTTATAAAGTGTTGAAAACTGCTTTCAGGGCTGAAACTGGTGATGCGGGTACAGTTGATAGGTTTGGTTTTGATTCTGACTTTCAAAACACAAACACAAATGATAACGTTTGTTTTAGAGCTAATGCAGTAAACCCAGGGGCGGGAGCCGCAATAGCCTTTCATTTATTGGCAGGTGACATAAAACTACCTTCAGGCGCAATAGGACAGACTCAAACCTTAACCTTTGGTGGCGGTGGTTCTGGTGATGTGGCTAGTATAACATATGAGAACGGCATACAAGTATCACAAACATTAGTGCCATAATTTACAATTTTTAAAAAAAACAGAAATAATGATAAAAACGACAACACCACAATTAATAGACGCTCAAAACCAAATAAGTGAAATTGTCTACTTCGATATGGGGCCATCAATACACGACAGAAAAGACGGTCTAAGAAGGTTCAACATAACAATATACGTTGAAGCGGTTAACGAAGAAGGCGAAAACTACTACAAAGGTATAAAAGAGGAAATGTCAGTATTTAAAGAAGCTACATTTATGGGTCTTTGGGGAAATTTAACGCTTATTGAGTTTGAAGATCAAGTAGATGCAAACTTAATATCCCAAATAGACTATATTAACAGCTACACTTGGGACGGTACAGAAGCTCAGGAGCCAGTTAGATTTTGGAATTTGACAGCAAGTGATTTAGAAGTAGTAGTTTAATTTAAAAATTAACAATGATTTTAAAGACAAAAATACCAGTAGTATTTAATAAGCCAGTTTCAGGAACAGACACAGGTGTTTTAATAGGAACAGTTATAGACTCAATCAGGAAAGGTAGGGATTATTACGCTGCAAACTATGCGTTATTTTTAGAAAGCGGTGCGGTTCTGAATAGAAGTTCATTTGAATTAAAGTCTGAAGAAGAAATAATTGCTTTAAACGACACTATTAAGGGTGGTCTTCCTGATTACAACAAGACTACTACAACTGAGTTCGAAGAATTAAAAAGTTTATTAGAGCTTAGGATTGAGATGTATAAACTTCTTTTAGTTACGAATCCTAAATTAAACATTGAAGACATTGAAGTGCTACCTATAGAGGTTAGTTACGAAAAATAAAAGTCATGAACGAAAGAGATAAGGTAGATTTACAGGTTATTCGGTTTCCAGAGGGGTTGGAAGATGAGGACAGAGGAGTTAAGGGTGAATGTTGTTTACCTCTGCTTAAGCTTGCCTCTCTAACTGATGCTGATAGTTATAAAAATGATGTGACTCAAGTAACAGTTAAGAAATCTGCACCTTCTGATATCGTTAATTTTATAGTTACTAAATGTGATGAAGCGGCTCCTTTGTCAAATCTTGGAGATCAAGGTGTTTACCCTCAGGATACTACCGCTTTTGGCTTTGTGTTCGATTGGAAGCAGTACTTATTAACTTACGGTACTGGAAAATACACTATTGCTGTTGAGTTTACTATTTCAGGAGTTACGGACGGATATAATTACGGACAATATGAGTTAAAAAACTTCTCAATTGAGAACGCTAAGAACTCAGTACGTGTATGGTCAGAGCCTTCAACGTATTCTGAGAAAGAAGACATTGATTATACAGGATCAAACATAAGAGACTGCATAAGGTTTAACGGGTTCTTTGGTGATAGGCAACCAAAAACAGAGATTAACAACTTAATTACAAAAGGTCGTAGAGTTGAGAAAGTAACAAGAGAAAACTTAAACGAGTATTCACTTAGAACCGATCCTGTTGATGATAGATACACAAGAAGACTAATTAACTTCCACTTCTTAAATGAAGATGTACTTCTTATAAGCGATCATAATGCCTCAAACCATGATTACCACCTATTTGATGTTCCTGTAGTATTAGAAGACACCGCAGAGGTAGAATACCTATATAGAAGCAGATCAGCTAAACTTACAGCAACATTCGGAGACCGTAAGAAGTTAGATAAATCATATTATAATTTACAATAATGCCAACAAAAATATACATAGCTCAGGCGTTTATAATTGCTGAAGACGTAGCGACTAGAACCCCTTATTTTAAAGCGAAGAAAATAGACGTAAAACATCAAAGATCTGTTAATGATCAATTCTCTTTTTATCCATCGGAAATACTGCCTAATTCTTCAATTGAAAATCAACCCATACAGCTTATTGTTCCTCAAGTTTTAGATTGGGATACTACAGAGCTTGAACCTACACAGTTGACGTACTTTGAGTTTGCTGATATAGTAGATGTTTCGGGTGTTGCTTACGCTAGTGCTGAAGCTTTAGACACTTATCTAAACGAGAACTTAGGTTTTTTTGAGAGCACACCTTCCGTTGTTGTTCCAGACTACTTTAAAGATAGGATTGTTGTAACAACAATATCAAACAACTTTAATAGTAATGTGCCAGCCAATGTGCCTGGGTTAACTTTCGTTATAACTTTAGATGGTGATTACGTATTTAACGCTATTGTCAACAACAACAACGATCAGAACGAAGAGCTTGAAATGTATTACGCTGTAAATGGTGCTACAATACTAGATAGTGTAGTGTTTAAAAGAGAGCAGAAGAACCAAGACGACAACATACAAGGCACTTATGATATAGACGGACTAGTTATAGGTGATGTTGTCACCGTTCAGCTAGATACAAGGGGTGATAATGTTGATTTATTAACTAGAAGAATGATTATACGCTCATGGAATCTTGTTTAAAATGTGTTAATAGCGCTTGCTGTAGGTTAGTTATAGAGACTTCAAAACAAGAATACGACTCGATGTCTGAAAGTTTGAAATCTAATTTAGTGAAATATTCAGATGAGTTTATAGCTAAAAAACCAAGATACGAATCTAAGAGAGATGAAATAGACGAGATGTACGAAGAGATTTACGCTTACCTGCCTAAAAGCGAAGATGGACTATGTAAGCTACTCGACAGAAAAACAATGCTTTGTTCTGTGTATGACAAAAGACCAAAAGTATGTAGAGATTACGAATTAAATAGATGTGAAAAAATTAGAGAAATATGTACGGATTAATAATACAACCGATAAACCCTAACGCAAACGGTATATTTTTTAACTATTGGGTTAACGACAATTACATTGCACAAACGATAGAGCATGATGAAACAGAAGTTATAGTATTCTTTACTGAAGAGCCGATACAAGCAACTAAAGACGCTATAACAGCTAAATACAACTCATTAACTCAGTTAGATGTTTTGATTAGCGATGATGTTCTTCAGGAGATATCATTTAAAGAACAAAGAGAAGAGTACGGAATAACTATTTACAACACCACGGCTGCAATGTCTAGGATAAATAGACTTTCGCTACCTGATTTACCAGAAAACGAACATAAGCAGTACAGAATAGATCATTATGACCCTTTATCACACATAGTAGGCTATATATTAAAAGGGGATTTTAAGTCAGCATATGAAGAAATAAACGATTTTGTTGCAACCGAATTCATTGAAGAATCAACAATTATAACTTACAGAATGATAGTGTCAAACTACATAGTGTCAACATCTAAGTATACTGATTTGTTTGGTAATAGAGTAAAAGGAGCCACATATTTAGAGCACTTTGGCGACACGGTTGACGCTCAAGGATACATTATAAGCTCATGATTAACTAAAAAAGTGCTGCGATTTCCGTAAATTGCGACTTAATCAAATAAAAATTAGAAAATTATGGCAAGAAAGATCACAGCTACAGTAACATGCTCAATTCCTCTACCGAGCGCGGAAAACCCAACAGTAAATTCAATTACGTTTGAGTTCGATCCAGACAACAACTTTAACGAGCCTATTGATTTACAATATGATAACGCAACTTCGGGAGGCCCCGTTTTATTGCCTAAGAATCCACCTACAGGACTTTAAGGTATGAGAGATAAGATACTGATATCAATAATTTTCTCGCTGTTAATGCTTCTGCTTGTGCCGCCTTTATTTAGAGAGGGCGCAAGATTTGATTATACTAAAACTCACAAGTTATATGATGGTTCAATTTTTATTGAGCATGGAATATACTTTGACAACGTATTTAACACGATGTTATTGATATCACTATCTTTCATTGGACTAACAATTCCTTATCTAAAGCCAGACTTAAACAAAATTTGGAAGGGTATATCTTCACTTGTTGGGGCTTGGTTCTTGGCGGGCTTAATATATCAAATAGTACAAATGTCAACATCTGAGGAACTTTTTCAATACATGGCTAAAGATTGGCTATACATAAAATCGGTAATAATATTTACCCTTGGTTTAACAGCCATAATAACAAATAAAGCATGGACGGAGCAGACGAGATAAGGCAGCTAATTGATGAAACTAGTTTAGGTTACAAGATACTTTCAGGAGCGTTTTCTATTATACTATTTATGGCTTTAGGCGTGTGGAGGTATATGATAAAAAGCAATAATGAGCGCCACAAAGAGAATGAAAAGCAGCTTAAAGTAGCTATGGCTAATCAAACTGCATTAACAATACTGGTTAATAGACACGATGTAGATATAGACAATCTAAAAGATCATATCAAACCTTAAGCTTCTGTACTCCCTTAGCTATTAACACCTTTAAATAGTGTGTTTCATTGAATCTAGTACTTATTCTTTCTGTACGTTCGTTCTGTTCAAAGCTAAATTCTTGCTCACTCCAAAACTTAATCATTCTATTTGTTATTCTTTTCATGCTATAAAGATACAACAGTCAACCACAATTCACGCCTCTAGCATTCAGTTAGGGGCATTTTCATGCACTATTGTAACTATCCTGTAATAAACCTGTAATTATTCGGTAAGTTGTGTGTTTATCTAGTTGTCTGTGGTTGTCTAACAACTAGAAACAACTAACTTTTATGCTAAATAGTGAAATAATACTAAATATATTGTTGTTTATTGGAAATGTATTTGTATATTTGATCTCACACAAGGGGGCAACCCATTAAAAACTGACAAGATGAAAATTACAGCAAAAGAGATCAAAGAAGGGCAAACTATTCAGTATGTAGGACATCACATGTATTCAGATGGGCTAAGTTGTTCTTGTGGATCAATTAAAAAAAGCTCACCGATCATTAAAGTAAAAGAAGTTATTGGGTTTAATCAGAACTTTAAAAATCTAAGAAATATTAAGATACTAACCGAATGTGGGTTAGTAATAAAATTCAGTACTAGACAAAAAGTTTTAGTAATTAATTAATAAAACAAGGGGGGGGGGGTAAAATTCCCCCTTAATTTAAAGGGTTATGAGTAGATATAGAGATTGGACAAATACATCGGACAACATACTTAATAGAATAATTGACAATGAAGGTTTAAAACCTTCAAAGGCATCGATAAAGGTAAAGAAGTTAGTTTTAGACTTCGCAAAAGAAAAAAAAATCAATGGTAGTTATACAGAAAAAGTATTATTTGTTAGAGCTAATTTCGGTATTTTCTGTAAAATATATAAGCTACACAATAAACCCACCAAACAACAAAGATAGTATCTTAGGAGGCTTTAAAACAATAAACAATTAGAAGTTATGGAAGAAAGAGACACGGTACTAGAGAAGATGTTAGAATATGTTCAGCCATTCAAAAAAGAATTTGAAGAGTACGGAGTTGGAAATGTTTGGACAATGAAATCAGCATACGCACACGGTATAATTAGTCTACAAAACGAACGTAATACAATAGAGCGTTTAATGACAAAGCTAACAACAAGCGGTGCAAAGTTCACATTATCAACAGAGCTTGACAGAATAGATCAATTAATAGAGAAACTAAAAACACTTTAAGATGAACAGAGAAGAACTACAAGCTTTATGGAATAACATCATTGAGCTTGACAGCAATATAGGATTAGACTCAAGAACAATAAGCGACGTTCAAAGCAAGCTAAAAAAGTACGCTAAAGAGCACGGAATAAACATTGAAGAATTAGAAATAGAATACTAAAATTAGAAAGATGAATATTGATATTAAAACAGCGGGCAAAATAGCAAAAGACTACAAGAGGATTGAACAATTGACATCTGAAATAGTTAGCCTTGATAGATTTGCTAATACAATTTTAAAGACAGAAGGTCAAACACAAATAAAACTAACAACCAAAAAAATCAAAGACGTGTCAAAGTCGGACATACTAGATGAGGATGGATCGTTAAAATCTGAAAAATCAAGTTTCAATTTAGATAGTACTCGATATTATATTACTTTTCAAAATGACGACAAACTAGATAATGATGATTTGAATTTAAACTTCAAAATACCTGACTATTTAACTTTAGAGGTTATAGGCACATTAATAAGAGTAAAACAGATTGAAATTGAAGGGTTATTAAATAAATTCAAACAACCATGAACACACAAACAAAGATATACAGCTTCTTTAACCGCTTTAAGAGCGACACAGACGATAGTTTATTCCTTCCTAATGAATATACTCCACCAAAGGGTGTTGAAGGCGTTAGGATTGAGAAAACAGTAGAAGCAGAAAAGGGAACATTTAACGAGGTGTTTGAAAATACAATTAAGTAATATGGAAGCAGATAGTTTAATACCGTGGGAATCATGGATAGACAGAGAGAACATTAAAACAAATTTTGTCGATACTAGTTCATTTGACAGGCTTTGTGAATTAGCTGTTTCTACTTACGGCTTAGATTCTACCAATAGAAAGCAAGACTTGAAAGATAGGATGCATTTCTTCATTATATGGTGGAACAACAACCTGGATAAAATGAGAATTTACAGGAATTACAGTGCGTTAGGTATGTTACTAAAAAAAAGGGATCACTCTATAGTTAGCTATTACCTAACAAGGAGGGTTAAGAGTTTGAATTTTGAGTATAATACATTGGATATAAAAGACTTTTTAGAGTCGTAAAAAAAAATAACATGAAACGAACACCAAAACAATCAGCAGAAGCAGTAGCTAAAATAATAGCTGAATTAACAGACGTAAAGAGAACAATGCCTTTAATAATTAAGGTTTGCAAGAAGCACAAAGTACCAGTTGACCACATATTGAAAGTAGGTAGCTACATGAAATTTAACACTTAGAATTATGACTAAATACGAAAAACGAATAGAGGGTCTAAAAGGATTTGGAGCCTTATTATTGTCAGGGTTAATACTTACAGGCTTAGCAATGCTTATAACATACCCTTCACATTCAATGTCTAAGCATATAGGTGAAGAGTTAGTAGTTAACGGAGACACTTTAACAATAGTTAATAGCTCATCTATATTTGGAGAATACACACTAAGCAACGGTAGGTATATTTCAACAGACTTTTACAATAAAACAACTAAACACCCCTAACAAGGGAGTAACAATAATTTAAAACAAGTATTATGAAAGAAGAATTTGATTACGGAAAAGATCAAAAGAATTTTGAAGAACAAAATGAAAAATTTGAAAGGATATGGCATGATAAAATTGGAATGTGTGGTTGTGGCAATCCTGAAAAGGTAAAAGAACTAGTATTGTCATTAATGGAAACTCAGATTAAACAAAGCAATGATGAATTCAGTGATTATAGCGAGTTCAAGAAATCAAGAACAGATGCAGTTGAAAAATACGGTATTGATGTTGTTTTGGAATTTGTATTTCACGTATTAGATCACAACGATTTATGGGCGCACGGTGGATACGTTGGTAATGGGTGGATCACAGAAGAAGGCAAAGACTTTGTTAAGGGATTGAAACAAAACATTACAGGCAGCACGACAGAGTTTATGGACTTTATCGACCCCGACAACAACTAACACTATTAAGTAATAGCAGAACATAAACAAATAACAATTAGAAACTATGAAAGTAAACAATACAAAAGATAAGGTAATAATAGCAGTATATTAGAAATATATTAGTATATTAGCAATTCAAAGTGACGTCGGAAATCACAAATAATTTATTTAAAACCCTTGTTATCGAATGCCTCCCGACGTGGCTACTTTGACAGGGGTTTATTTATTTAACACATTTATTATTATGAAAATTTACGATTCAGACAAGAACGTATACGATGCATCGAATGAGCGTATAGAGTTCATTTTCAATAACTTTGAGAGGATTTATATTTCATTCTCTGGAGGTAAGGATTCTGGAATTATGCTAAACCTTGTTTTAGATTATATGCGTAAAAACAACATAACCGAAAAGATTGGTTTAATGGTTATGGACAATGAAGCAAATTACACCTTATCATTGGAGTTTATGCATCGAATAATCCAAGACAACTTAGACTTGTTAGATGTTTACTGGTGTTGCCTTCCAATTACCTTACCATGTACTGTAAGTAGTTACGAAACAACTTACATAACTTGGGGAGAGAAAGATAGAGGCAGATGGATAATGCCTATGCCTAAAGAGGATTATATAGTTAATATAGAAAATTGCCCATTTGATTTTTATGAAGAAAACATGCACGATAAGGATTTTTACGATAATTTTTCTGTGTGGTATGGTCAAGGTAAACGATGTGCAAATTTAATAGGTATTAGAACCGATGAAAGTTTAAACAGGTATAGGGCTATAATGAACAAAAAGAAGATTATGGTTAACAACCTATGTTGGACTAGAAAAAACAAAGGAGATTGCTTTAATTGTTATCCAATATACGATTGGAAAACAGAAGATGTATGGACTGGTAACGCTAAATTTGAATGGGATTACAATGAGTTGTATGATTTATTTTGGAAAGCTGGTTTAAGTGTTGCTCAAATGCGTGTAGCATCACCATTTATGAGTGAATCAAAGTCTAGTTTAAACCTATACAGGATAATAGACCCACACATATGGAGGACTTTGTGCGCTAGGGTTTCTGGGGCTAACTTCTTAGCTACATACGGTAAGAAAATATCATACAATGGCTTCAAACTACCAAAAGGTCATTCTTGGAAAAGCTTCACTAAATTTCTTTTAGACACATTGCCTAATGAATCTTCTGAAAATTTTAGAAAGCGTTTTGCTCAGTCGATAAAATACTGGTGGAGAGTAGGGCGCGGTTTGTCAGACGAGGTAATTGAGGATATGAATAAGAACAATATTGATTTTATACTAGGAGAAAAGACTAGACACGGAAGGAAGGATAAGACGTGTGTACGAATGTTACCCCCAGATCATTTAGATATGTTAAGAACTCATAATTCAGAGGTTACAAGCTGGAAGAGGTTTGCAATAACGATACTTAAAAACGATCACACTTGCAAGTACTTAGGATTAGCACCAACACTAGAACAAGCAAAAAGACAAAAAGAGATACAAAACAAATATAAAAACCTTTAATATGAAAGATGTATACGAGACTAGAAAAAACAGCACTTATTCAATATCAAAAAGGTTTGATAAAGTGTCTTATAGTAAGCCAAAATCATTAACTGTGGATCAGTTTAATTACTATAACAATAACGGATTCTTAATAATAAAAAACTTCTTCAACAAAGATTTAATAACTAAGACTAAAGACGAATGTTATAATTTATTTGAAAATAACAACGGTTGTTATGTAAATAAAGAGCCAAATTCTAATAAAGTTAGGTCTATACTTAACGTTCATGAAAACTTGAATATATCACCCGTATTAGATAGTGAATTAATTAATATTGTTGAATCGCTTTTAGGAGACGATGTTTACATGCACCAAAGTAGAATAAACTATAAAGATGGATCAGAGTCCAACGGATGGAATTGGCATTCAGACTTTGAAACTTGGCACTCAAAAGATGGTATGCCTAGAATGAGGGCTATAACTGCTATGATTCCTGTTGATGACAACACAATAGATAATGGGTGTTTAAACTTTTTACCAAAATCACATAATAAATTCATTTCATGTCCAAAGGTTGGGGGTGTAAATCCAGAAAATGAGTTTAGTGAGCAAGTTGAGGGTGTTCCAGATTATGAATCAATAATGGCTATAAAAGAAAAATTCAATGTTGAAATATTTAATGCTGAATGTGTAGCTGGCGACTTAATTTTATTCGATTGCAATACATTACATTATTCAGATTCTAACAAAACAAATAACAAGCGTACTAATCTTTATTTCGTTTTAAATTCAATAACAAATAAGCTAGTTAAACCATTTAACGAAGATAATCACAGACCATTAGAGATGGGATATTATACAAACAATTAAACTAATAAATTATGAAAGAATCAGAATTAAGCTTAAAAAAAATAGCTAGAAAACACAAACCAGTTAAACAATATTTACGGTTGTTTCTGGAAAGGTATGAAGAGTTGTTCGTGTCAAAGAGATATGATAAATTAACAATTTTAGAAATTGGTGTTGGTGGGTATAAAAATCCAAAAAAAGGAGGTGGATCAGTAAAAATGTGGGCTGAGTATTTCCCCAATTCAACTATCGTCTGTATTGATTTAAACGATAAATATTTAGAATTTCAAAACAATGTTAATTTTCATCAAGGTTCACAAACAGATATTGAATTTTTAAATAGATTATCTAGTGATTATGGAGGCTTTGATATTGTTATTGATGATGCTTCTCATATAACTAAGAATACAATAATAACTTTTGAGGCGCTATGGAATATGACTAGTCAATATTATATTATAGAAGACCTTCATATGAAAGCCTCAGAAGGCACTAGAGAATACTTTGAGAAAGTTTACGGTTCAGACTTCAATACAAAGAACTTATGCGTAATCCAAAAAACTTAATAAATTATGAAAACAATAGATATAAAAGATGTAAAAGGTGTTGATTTTAATGGGGGTACTAGTTATAGAACTGTACTAGAAAAAGATAAATTAGGATTTGCTATGATGGAAACTAGGATAAATAAAGGGGGTGCTTACAAGTGGCACTACAAAAACCATCAAGAAGCATGTATGTGTATATCTGGTAACGGTTACATTGAAGACTTAACAACTGGAGAAATAAGCAATATATCCAAAGGAGTAACCTACCTTGTAGACGATCATCAACCACACTTATTTACAGCGTTAACAGACGTTGTATTAGTTAGTGTTTTTAATCCTCCATTAACGGGTATGGAAACTCATGATGAAGATGGTTCTTATAGTTCTAGTGACGAGTTTTTTGAACACATGGATAAAAAACATAGTAATTAATTATAACTTAAATAATAAATAAAATGGGAAAATTCACATCACCTGTTTACAATGTACTAAGAGTACATGTCGACAAAATACAAGCCAACGATTATAACCCTAACAGCGTAGCGCCCCCAGAGATGGAGTTACTTGAAACCTCTATTTGGGAGGATGGATATACGATGCCTGTAGTATGCTTTTATGATGAAGAAAACGACAAATACATAGTTGTCGATGGGTTTCACAGGCTTTCTGTTTTAAAGAACAGTAAAAGAGTATACGAACGTGAGCAAGGATATTTGCCTATATCTGTAATTGACAAGGCTCTCGGTGACAGAATGGCTTCTACTATTCGGCACAACAGAGCTAGAGGATCACATAACTTAGAACTAATGAGTACTATAGTTAGTGAACTTGTCGAAATGGGCAAAGGTGATGCGTGGATATGTAAACATGTAGGTATGAGTAAAGACGAACTACTTAGAATGAAGCAAATTACTGGACTAGCTGCATTGTTTTTAAATAAAGACTTTTCGGATAGTTGGGATGCTGAAACAGCATGATACAGGTATACAAACCATATTGGAAATGGGAATGTTACAATAATGGGATGTGGAACAAGGTGAATAAAAAAACTGAATCTATAATGTTAGAAACGGCTATTGAATTTACTGGAAACCATATCCTATACGGTAAATCCATGAATGATGTAGTGTTCAAATGGAACAATACTATAGAAAATCATTTAACAAATAAGAGTATTAATAGACGCGCTTTTTTAGGTCATTGTGCCGTTTTTTATAAACATCAAATACCTGAATACATAGTACGTATGGCTTGGAAAGAGTTAAATAACGAACAACGAAGGCTTGCAGATTTAGAAGCTGAAAGAACTATAAAGGAATGGGAAATATGGTACATGATAAAGTTAGAGGGTATATCGAAATGTGGGAAAAAAGATGCTATAAAGACGGGATTCCAGATGAAGCTCCTTTTCAATTAGCGGATAAAGTACCATCATACAAAAGAATATGCATTGCTATTTTAAAAAACGATATGAATTTAACATCATTAGGATTCGAACCAAAAAACTCTAAATACTACTCCATATTAAAGAAGATTGAAATAGATGCACGACCTACAAAAAATGGTAAACAATTAAAATTAAAGTTATGAAACAGATCATAGAAAATAATTACGATGTAACAGTAAAAAGAGGATGTATAAATACAGAAACAACTATACATGAATTCTTATATAAGTTGTATGAGGAAGTGCATGAGCTTCACGATGAAATAGAATTAGGAAACACAATAAACCATGAACTTAGTGATGTTATTCTAGTTTGTTTAAATCTAGCTAAACATTTTAATATTGATATTGAATCAGAGATAATTAAAGTAATAGATATCAATAAATCAAGGATTTAATTTTAATTACTATCTTTACGGAAGAGGTTTGCGCAGGCATGCCAGTAAAAGGTTTACACATTTCCCTTTCCCTCTTCTTTCTTTTTTAAATAAATGTGTATTAAAAATAAATGTAAAATATGTCACAAAAACAAGGGTGGATTAGAATTTCACGAGAAGTAAAGGAGCATTGGGTTTATAAAAATCCCGACATGTTCAGAGCGTGGGTAACAATACTTATAACCTCCAATTTTAAAGACGGTAAAATGGTGCTAGGTAAGAAAGTCTACACTATTAAGCGTGGACAATCTTCAATGTCTCTTAGATCATGGGCTAATGAGCTTGATATGGGCGTTAAAGCCGTTACAACATTGTTCGATATGCTAGAGCAAGAAGAAATGATAAAACGTAAGACAATCGGTAAAGGGAAACAAAGCACAACCCTTATTACCATTATTAATTACGGTAAATATCAGAGTATTCAGGAAACGCTAGAGAAACGCAAGGGAAACATGAGGGAAACGCTAGGGAAACACGAGGGGCATACAATAGAAGAAGGGAATAATGTAAAGAATGAAAAGAATGCTATACCGCTTCTTGAAGATTTTTTGAAATACGCAATTGAAAACAAACCAAAGGTTAAAAAACAAGAGGTTGAACTAAAATATAATTCTTGGGTTGCAAATGGTTGGATGACTGGGGGTAAAAAACCTAGAAAGATAGTTAATTGGAAAACAACATTACTAAACACGCTGCCACACATGAGTGAAACAAGTGGAGACTCACACGGATTAATATTTTAGATATGGCAGAATTTATTAAGTGGGATGACATTGTAGTTCGTGGATCAGAGAAGGGAGTAAAGAAAACAACATGCCCTATTTGTTCAGAATCTAGAAAGAAGAAAAAAGACCCTTGTTTGTACGTGAACTTTGAAAGCGGTGTTGCTAAGTGTTATAACTGTGAAGCTTTAGGATTTAGAGACAGCAATAAGACAGACTTTCAACAAAAGGAATACACATTACCTCCCCAGAGGTGGCAGAACTTCACATCTATTTCTGATACTATGGTAAAATGGGTTAGAGATTCAAGAAAAATAAGACAAGAAACATTAATACATTTTGGAATAACAGAAGAGAAGCACTACCAACCCGCAAAACAAAAGGAACTAAACAATATTGTATTTAATTATTTCGAGGGTAATAAATTAGTTAATAAAAAATATAGATCAGGCGGTAAGGATTTCACACAAACGAAAGGAGGTAAGCCAATATTTTACAATATAAATTCTGTAATTGGAGCAAAAGAAGCTTATATAGTTGAGGGTGAATTTGATGTTTTAGCACTGTATGAAGCGGGAGTAAAAGAAGTTGTTAGTTTACCAAATGGAGCAAATGATAATGATGATTTTTGGAAGAACTCAGAAAAGTATTTTAAAGACATAGAAACATTTATTATAGCTGTTGACAATGACGAAAAAGGAAATATTGTAAAAGATAAGATTGCACAAAGGTTAGGACGTTTCAGATGTAAGTTCATAGAGTGGCAAAACAAAGACGCTAACGGAGATTTGATCAAAGGAGTTATAAAAGAGTCTTTAAGCAACCCCAAACGCTTTCCAGTAGGCGGAACGTTTCAGGTTGAGGACTTGTACGATGACATAATGAACCTATATGATAATGGGTTGCCTGATACAATCTACCCAAAACACGAAAGCTTTGGAAATGTAAAGGATATTTTCACGATGATGCGCGGCCAAGTGTGTACTATTACAGGTATACCGTCACACGGTAAATCGACTTATTCAGAATGGCACGTATTAAATTTAGTTCACGATTACATAATGAAAGTATCGTTTTTTAGTCCTGAACACTCACCAATGGGATTACATCAGACGAATTTCATTCAAAAAGCAGTAGGTAAACCATTTTGGAAGTCTACAGATAATATTGAAAGAATAACAAAGGAGGATATAGATAGATATAAACGTTGGGCAAATGAGAAAATATACTTAACAGGATCAGAAAAGGGTAAACCAGCGGATTGGGATTGGCTACTAGAGAAGTTCCGTGAACAAATGTACAGTTTCGGTATTGATATATTTGTAATTGACGCATTCAATAAAGTGTTATTACCAAGAGGAACAAATAAAAAAGATGCTATTGATGAAGTGTTAACTAGATTAACTTCATTTGCTCAGTCGAATAATGTTTTAGTTTTATTAGTGGCTCATCCTACTAAGATGAAGAAAGCAGATAACGGAAAATATGAAGTTCCTAGCTTGTATGATGTTAGTGGTTCTGCTGATTTTAGAAACCAAACGCATAACGGATATTGTATATACAGACACTTTCCAGACGAGAACGATAACGGATATACTACATTCATAAACTTAAAAACAAAATTCGGGTTTCAAGGTGAAATAGGAGGTAGCATAAGTTATGATTACCACGTTCCAACTGGAAGGTATTATTTAAAAGGCACTTCGCCCCCTTTATTCGATATGACTATAGATCTAATTACTGAGCAAGCTAAAATACAGTTATCACCAAATTTAGATTTTGACAACGAAACAGCGGATTGCCCATTTTAAATATTAGTTTATATGATTACAAAAGAAAAAATAATAGATGTAAAAAAGTGGATAGAGGACAACAAACAAAGCTTTCCAGAAACATTACTAGGTGAAACAATGTACTACGCTGCTGTACAATTCACAGCCGAACTATGGATACAACAAATGTACTCCGACAATATAGATGTTCAGTTAGTAGCATACTCAAGGCTAAAACAGCTATACAGAGATTTACAAGTAAAAGAGAATTGGAATAAACCACTAATGACAATAGAAGATTTAAACAAATAGATTATGAAGATAATAGTAAAATGTACAGACTGCAATTTAGAGGTAGATTTGAATTCTGCACAACCTTTAATTATGCCTAAAATCCACATATTAGACATAAAAAAAATGACTTTGAGGCACACTACCCCAATTGAAAGAATGACAGAGCACTACAATAAGCTAGGAGAACAGGGTAGAATATCAAAGGATAGACAACCACCTTTAAACATGCCTAACGGTCATACTGATATACTAGTAGAGCAGTTGTTTTACAGCTACATGGAAGATTTAGAGAAAGAATACAAGAAATAACTAAATTTATTTGCAATTAACTGAAATATATTGTTATCTTTGTTTCAACAATTAAAAAGAAAGGTCATGAGCGAATTTTACACAGTAAGAAGAAACACACTAGTACAAGTAGGAAACTACACTAATGTTGACGAAGCAGAAATAGTTAAAGTTATGACAGGAGGTGACGCAGTTGTAATAACACAGGAGTTAAATGCAGAGTTTGAGCAAGGTTCTCTAGGTTGTTTTGAGAACAAAGGAGAGTTTTATATCAAGAATGAGAAGAGCGAGAGAGTTTGTACAGTAGATGTTGGTGTTCAATCATTAAGGCATGACGATTCAGATTGGAACGACTCAACTTCATCATTTTATTGGCAACTATCAGAAGAATACTACCAATGGTCAATCAATGGAATTTGGAGTGATAAAATCAATCTAACAGACACTTTAAAGAGAGAAATTAATAACACGATAGAGAATTTTATATTTAGAATTAACGAAGAAAACAATTAATTATGGAAAAACGAACACAACTTTACATGGTTCCCATGATAGGAATAGGATTCACAAAAGAGAGATTAGAGTGGGGAGGTGTATATTCCGAGCATTGTAACTATCAATTTCTGTGTTTTCAATATACAATAATCAAATTCTGTAAAATTTAAAGTTTTGGCATCAAATAATCTTATCCGAAGTTATAAAGGACATATTCTCGACCCAATTTATAAGGAGCTTAAGAGGTTAGGCTTAACAAAATCAAAGGGTGAAATAGAGCTAATAATGAAAGAGTACACAGATATTCAGAAAAGCTCTAAAGATATGACCGATGAAGAGATAAGAGAACACAAGGAAGGTTGCACATTCTATGCTGAACAGCTAGGGTTAAATATCGACTTTGAGAAAGAGCCTAGACTAGATTTAGACTTTAACAGAACAAACAAAAACAATTAATATGAGTGAAGTAAAAGACGAATTACCAAAGGCAAACAACTTAGAGTTGTGGGATAAGGTGCAAGAAACTGACCCAAAATACACAAAGAAAGTACATTTTGGAGGAAACTTTACAAGTATAAACGCTACGTATCAAATAAAGAACGCTACAGAAGCTTTTGGCATGTATGGTGACACTTGGGGGGTTGAGTCAATAGAATACAAGTTCATAGATGTGGATCAGCAGCAGATAATGGTATTAGCTAGAGCTATTTTTAAGTATACAATAAACGGGGAAAAGAAAACGTTCCCGATCAGTTCAACCATAATGATACAAGAATGGTCTAAAAAGTGGTCATGTTTACAGATTGATGACGAATGGGCAAAGAAGATTGAGACAGACATAACAACTAAAGCGTTATCGAAACTAGGGTTTAATGCTGATATCTTCATGGGTATGTATGACGACAATAAGTACCTAAACTCTGTAACTGAAAAATACAAAGATGTTTCACCGCCAAAACCGCTTCCTACAATTGATAACGAAAAGTTCAACGGATATTTAGAAGCAATACTAGCAGGAACAAAAGATAGGAAAGATGTAGTAATCACGGAAGCCTATTTAAAGGCACGTCACACACTTTCACCAGAGCAAGAACAAGAACTAGCAAATACTTAGAATTATGTCATTAACAACAAGAGAGTTCTTCGATAGTTTAGAAGATGGTCAACAGTACTTAAGCTGTTTCACAACAGAGGAATGGTACGCAAAAATACCGAATAAAGTACAGGAGAAAATGTTGATCAACGAAATTAGACAGACAAATGATGCGTTTAAAAACGACGATCATCATAAGTCACTTCAAAAGAAATACAAACAAGCTAAGTCAGAACTTAGAGACTACGAGTATATTAAAAACCAAGTAAATAAAAACAAGTAAATATGAATAATGAAATCGTACAAGTAAATCCTAAAGAATTTGGATTAGAGGAAACGCAAGCAAACGACCTTACAAAAGGATTGGATACAATTCTAAAAGAAAGGGAAGTTTTAATAGAAGCGTATGAAGATGTTATGTTGCTAGAGATCACTAGAGAGAATTCAGCAACTTTCAAGTCTTTAAGATTGCAAATCTCTAAAAATAGAACTACAGGGATTGAAGTTTGGAGAACAACAAATAAAGCTTATTTTTTAGCTGGCGGTAATTTTGTTCAAGCTATATCTAACAAGGAGCAAGCGGAAAATAAACGAATGGAAGCAAATCTTTTAGAAGCTGAAAAACATTACGAAAACCTAGAAAAGAAACGCATTGAAGATTTACAAGCCGAAAGAGTAGAGTTAATATCTCCCTACTTAGAAGATGCTAACGAACGCGACCTGTCAGGAATGGAAAGTGATATTTGGGAGGTTTACTTAGACACCAAGAAAAAAGACCATCAGGCTATAATAGCAGCACGTCAAAAAGCAGAAGAGGAGCGTATAGCAAAAGAGAAAGCTGAAGCAGAAGAGCAGGAGCGAATTAAGTTAGAGAACGCAAAACTTAAAGCAGAAGCGGAAAAGCTAGAAAACAGAACCAAAGCTAGAAATAATGATTTACAGCCATTCATTGTGTATATCCGTGATTATAACGCAACTCTTAATTTAGAGGAAAAAGAATATCAAGAAGAGTTGAAAAATCTCAGTAGAGCTAAAACTGAAAATGAAGAATATTTACGCGAAAAGTCTCGAAAAGAAAATGAAGCAAAACTTAAGCTTGAATCGGACATGAGGTCTGAATTAGAAGAAAAAGAGCGTATAAATAAGTTAGAGGAGAAAAAGCGTGAAAAGTTGGAGGCTGAATTAAAAGCTAAAACCGAAGCTGAATTAAAAGCTAAAGAGGAAGAAGCTGCACGAATTCAATCTGAACTAAATAAAGGTGACACAGCCAAAGTAAAGGATTTAATTACAGACCTAGAAGTCTTAAAGACTAAATACTCTTTCAAATCAGTTAAAAACCAAAAGATGTATACTGACACTGGAGACTTAATTGACAAAGTTATTGGACACATCAAGAAGTAGTTAGTAAGCCCGAATCATTAATTTGGTTCGGGTTATAAACCACAAAAAGAGAGATTAACTAAATATATTTGCTATTAACTAGAATATATTACTATCTTTGACTAACAATTAAAACAAGAAAGATGAAAATTATAGAATATTTACGTGAGTTGATATGCTTTTTATTATGGCTAATAGTTTGTTATGTGGTTCTTTTAATTTGTTTTTTTCTTTGGGACTTGGGGACTATGTATAAATGGATAGAGGTTTTGGAAGAACAAGTACTAAAAACAACTAAGCCATGAACACAAAGACAGCAATAGATGCTACCGTAGAAAGTTTATTCTTGAAAAAGAATGAACAACAAATACTAAAAGCTTTTTTCTACAGAGTAGGTTTAAACATGACACCTAGAGAAGCAGGAAAAGAGTTAGGGTTGTCAAGAAACCAAGTAAACGCGTTAAACACCGCAAGACTCTACAGACTGACAGACGAAGGAAACAACGAGACGTTCAAACAAGGTTTTAAGAGAGCAAATAAGAGTATTACAGACTTCATACAGTACAAACGCTTAAAGAACAAGACAAAAGAGCTTAGAGGGCTTGCAAATAGAATGTCGTTTCAACACAAGGTATTAATAGCTAAACAACAACACGGCTAATTGATTATAACGTACGGGTATAAAAAATCGTTTTAATGTTTTTTATACAGTGTTAACTACTGTGTGAAAGCGTTGGATTAAAAATATAAAAATGGACTATAGATTTAAAAATTACCGAAGAAGACAATTTGAAAACTGGAAGCAAAAAGTTAGAAAACGATTGCCTGAAATTACAATTGCTTTTTACAATGCGAAACTAAGTGGTATGTATATACCTTATGAAACCGAAAAAATGCTTGGTGCTGTTATTAGAGATATAAATAACCCTTACTACTCTATACAGGACGATAGAATGAATTTAATAACTGATACTACAAGCGAGATTTCAGCAATTGTAATACTTGAAATTATGGTTAATAAACTTTTTGCGTTTGTGAATGTAAAGTGCGTTGGCTCACATTGTAGTTAACACAAAGCTAGAAGGTCGTTTCAATGCCTTTTAGCAACTGTTATAAGAAGTTAATACAAATAGAAATAATTAACGATTAATCAAATAAAAAACATGAAGAAAGAACAAAGAAAACCACTAGACGGAAACTTACAAGAAGACTGTAAACGACAAGTAGAGGACATACTTAAAAACAACATAGGAATTAACCCTAACTTAATCTGTCTAGGCTCAGGAATCGCAACAATGACACTTAAGAGACTAAGACAGGGTGAAAACATCAGTGCTGAACAGTTAGACAAGCTAGGTAAGTGGATAGTTAAAAACAAACTTTAGAATTATGATTCTGGATAACAAACAAAAAAATCTATTAGAGTTCGTTAAAGTAAAACATGGCGATCAAGTGCGGAAATACACAGGCGAACCATACTGGACACATGTAGTAGGTGTTGCTGAAATTGTATGGGCTTATGACAGGAGAGGAATAGAGGTAGCTTTATGTCATGACCTATACGAAGATACAGATTGCACTTTTAGTATGCTTTACAAGTGTTTAACTGAAACTTGTGGGTACATGTCTTCCGAGTCATACGATATTTGCACACTAGTAACTGATTTAACGGATGTTTTCACGAAAGAAGACTATACATACATGAATAGAAAGAAACGCAAACAGAAGGAAGCGGAGAGATTAGGTACTATTGGTTATTTATCCCAAACTGTTAAATATGCTGATTTGATCCACAACACAAAATCAATAGTTGAACACGATAAAGGATTCGCAAAAGTGTATTTACACGAAAAACAAGAAATCTTAGTACATATGGACAATGGTAATGCTGACTTATATGCAAGATGTGTTGATTTATTGAATAATGAGATTGAAAACTTAAACAAATGAAAGTACTAAGGTTCTTTATTTACACCCTCACATCAATTCTAACAGGCTATCTTATACTAATAACACTATGTATTTACTTAGAGAACAATAAAGCAGTAGATAGTGAAAAAGGGTGGCGGTTTATGGAGCCAGAATCAGAAACTAATATTAAAAATGATTGTTATGAATAAAACAAGAGGACACGAAAGAGTAAATGCTGAGTTAGGTTTAACAAAGCGTGAGCATTTCGCATCAATGGCAACGCAAGGTTTATTATCTAATTCTACAAGTGGAGGGCTTGGCGACATTAGTACTTTATCAATTTGCGCTGTAGACGCATCCGAAGCATTAATTAAAGCTTTAAACAAAAATAGTGATTGATTAAATAAATTTCATTACCTTCGTTATGTAGTTCTACTGAAAGGTAGCTTCGAAACTACCAGACAGTATTAGGATATTAGGCAAAAGCCAATTCAATATAGGAAGGTTATCAGTTCGAAGCGGTAACCTTTTTTTTATGGACAATGGTTAGGTAGGTTTTATAAGGTTTGGCATTACCAGTTAAAATGTGACAAAACCTACTTAACTCTTTCCATTATCCAGAACTCACAAGACATATAGTGAGTTTTATTGTTTCCCATTTCCACTCAACTGTAAAAAAAGGCAAAAGCTACATTAAGACGGTTGTCAAAAGTCTAGCTCTGTGTACCCTCACAACTAGCGACTGCACACTCGAAAGGGGTGACAACTGACCGAAACGGCTAAGTCTAAGGACTGAATACATAAGAATAGCTCGCAGGCGGATATAGTACTTAAGGTGTGGTAATGGTCCTGTTAAGGAATGTAAATCGTCACTAGGTATTAGTGCAGGGTAAAAGGGAAGTTGTATAGAATAGCTAACAATAACACCATAAAGACAATTTAAAAGTAATTAGAGAAGGCAAAGAGGTTTAAACTAAAAGTGAAGATTATGGAAGAACAAAAAGTAAGGAAATATAAAACGAGCAGAGATATAGCTATGTTTTACTTACGAGGACATTCAGGAGCGTTAACAACAAACCAAGAAATAAAAGATTTAGCCAAGGATATAGATTTATTCATTCAGGAAAAATTAAAAGAAGATGTTATACCATTAATGGACGAATCAAACTTTATAGCTAAACACTTTAAAGACAATCCTATTTGCACAGTTTACCGCGTACATGAACTGAACAAAAATATTGAAGATAAGTACGGAATAAAGGTTAACTATACACCAACTGGATTGGATTATGAATAAACAACAATTAGAATTATGCTAGACGGAGAATGTAAGATAGAGTTCGAGAAGTGGTACTATCATAACGAAGCAGAATACGAGTTAGGAATTAGTGGCGGTCACTCAGGAAAATTACACCCATCAAGAGAGTGGGGAGTAATAGTTGACTTCTTTGATAGTGTTGGAATTTGGTTAATCGAAGATGTTGAACATAAATCAACAGGCCATGAATATTCGGTTAAATATAAGCGAGAGTATAATATGGAATTTGGATTAACCTACTCTAATAAGTCACGTAATGAAGCACGAAGTGCAGCTATAACAAAGGCTAACGAGTTATTCAACTTAAGAAGTAAAGCGTAAACAAAACACTGATAAATGCCTAGATGTAAAAGTTGTAAAGCAAAGTTTGAGCCTGTTAACTTTTTGCAGAAATTTTGCAAAGGAAACAACGATTGTTTAGCGGCCGAAGCACTTTACAATCTAAACAAGATCAAAGAAAAACAGCTAAAAGATTGGAACAAGGAGAAGCCACAACGTAAGATAAGTGCTTACTCCAGTAAATACAAAAAGGAACTAGGTGACAACATCAACAAACTATCAAGAATGATAGATACTAGTTTCGGTTACAAAACATGTATTGATTGTCATAGAGGTTATGGAGGCCAAACAGACGCAAGCCATTTTCACAACGTAGGGTTATTTCCTAGCTTAAGATGGAATTTAGATATTTTACACTCATCCAACAGTTCTTGCAATCAGTACCATGGAGGACGTAAAGAGGGTTACTACGAAGGTTTAATCGAAAGGTATGACAAAGAGTACGCAGACTACATAAAGTACGAGATACCGAAGCTATACCCAAGACTAGGGCTAAACTCACAGGAGATATTCGACGCTTTAACAACAGTAAGAAAATTAATAAGGGATTACGACACTTTTGAGTTTAAAGATGCTCGACACGCAAGGAAACAACTCAACTTACTAATCGGATTGTACAAATGACAGAACTTATTTTAGAAGACGTAAAAACACCTGAGCAACAGATAGACGAAGACTTTCACAACTATCTATCACAATCGTTCTAAATAATAATTGAAATAAATACAAATATATTTGGAGTTAATAGAAATATATTGTTATCTTTGAGTATACGAAAACACAAAAACAATTATTATGTTCGAATTAAACAAAAACCATAGAGAGGCGTTATTAGAAGATTTATCAAAATGTAATGATAAAATAGAGTCAATAACCAATTGTATAAACTCAACTAAAGAAGATGATCCTAAAAGCACACTATTAGATTGGTGGGATATGGATTTATTCTTAGAGCAGAATAGAAAGCAGTTGATTGAGAAATCACTTATTGACAACGAGATAGAATTTTAACATTCGTAGTACTACTACGTAACACACCAACCCAAGCGCAGCCATAAGTAGCAGTCTTGGGTTTTTGGTGGTATAAACAATTAACAATAGAAATTATGGAATCAGAATTAGCATATATGGCAATTAATCCAGAAGGGGAGTTTTACTTCCCATCATGTACAGATGAAGAAAAACTTACAGTTGAATTTGTAACTTATCAAAAAGGATTAACTATAGAGGAGTTGATTATTGCAGGATGGAAATTTACAACTGTGACTGTTCAGCAATAAACCTTAAATAGCGAACACCACTAATTAAGATTAAAGACAAAAACTTAAACAGCGTACACTAAATAAGTACACATCAACCCCGTTTTAAAACACGGTGAATTGATTATAACGCTAAGTATAACAGTAGAAAATAAAACGGAATAGATATGGAAGTAAATGTAGCAAAAAGAAGATTTTATATTTGGAAAATAGAATTATGGTGGATTGCTTTTGATAGCCCACAATTTTACCCAGAAGATAGAAGCCATATAAAAGGCAATTGGTTTTGGAGGCAGTAGTTTTATTTATTACTGTTATACATTGTTATTGTGTGTTTTAATGCACTCTAACGAATAGTAATAAGAACAGTACGGATTAATTAAAATAATTTACAATGAAAAACGAAAACAAAGCCCCGAATACGGGATGGAGATTAAACAAAATTGAGATTGAATTTAAAGCGGGATATAGTTTTAAGGACAATGAAGAAGAAAAACACGATAGGTATGTTGGTAAGATAGGTTTTGAAAATGAAGATGGAGAAAATTTTAACCTTAAAATACCTAAAGATATGACAACAAGATATATGGATTTGATGCGAGACGATATTATTAAAACTGCTGAAACTTTAGGGGCGAAAATAGCAGACTCAATTAGATTAGTAGACGAAAGTTAGTATTGTTTTTATTACGTGTTAGCAAATCGTTTTAATGTTAGGCATATTTAAAATACGGTATTATGAATGATTTAGTTAAAATATTATCTTCTGACGATGGATATAAAATAGAGTTAAAAAACCAAGTTTGGCACTACGTTGTTACTTCTTGCGGTGGTTCCGCCACTTTGTGTGAGGGGGAATATTTCGGTATGGGTGAAAGTGGTTGTGAATATGAAGGTAAGAGAGTAAAAAGAGGCGGTATAACTTGCCCGAAATGTATTAGTATTATTAAAGATTTTAAAGCAATAAAGATTTAGTATTTTAATTGTAGATAACGGCTTGTATAAGGTGCGTTTTAATGCACTTTATACGTTGTTGTATTTTAGTAAATTATGGATAAAAAAACTATAAATAGAGGTAGACAATTAAAGTTTGCAAGAGAATACAGAGGTTTGAATCAAAGTAGCTTGTGTAAAGATATAAAAGGACTTAGCCAAAGTAACCTTAGTAAGTTTGAAAAAGGTTTTGATTGTATGATAAAAGATGATAAAATAGCCGAAATTATGAACCACTTAAATTTTCCTATTGCTTTTTTGGATGTTATAATGCAACCACTTTACACAAGTGATGGAATAATTTATTAATTACAACGTTAAGGGTATGGTGTCGGATTTGCTTTTCGCAAATATGCAATATAACCAGTGTTAGCATTAGTTTTTAATAATAAATAAATATAAAAGAAATGGGAATAATAAAAATGACAAGTAAAATCAAAAACGATAAATATACTGAGTATGTTTATAACGCTTTTGATATACAAGACAAAGAGGAAACAACGGTTGATGTTAATTCAATGATAAATATTAACGAGTGGATGATGTCAAAGCGACAAAGCACAAAGCCTATTGAATATTTTATTAATGGGAATCAATAATTAATTCGTTCGTCTACGGACGGCTAAAAACAAGATAGAAATTATGAGCATGAAAGACGCAGCGTCCATTATCTACAAATTACAGAAGCACATTACTTCTTGTGTAGTAAGTAATTTGAGTGAGAAATACAGAAAGAAAGGACATGAAGTTAAATTTGATGGTGGTGGAAGTCCTATCATCGTTTTTGATAAATTCACATTATGCACTGGCAACAAAACATATACTGTAAGGTTTACGGATGGTTCCGAATATCATACGAATCAATTATTTAAAGAACTAGATAAGCTACATTCTGAAATAATGAATTTCTCAATAATTTAACCTTCGGATAAATCCGACTAAAACAAATACAATGATTTGCACTAATTGCAACAAAAATTTAGTAGCAGGGACATATCCTAAATGGCTCTGCCTTCAGGTTGAGTGTTCAGAATATTTAGTTCTAAAAACAATACGCGAAGTAGGCCACGCGAAACGCCTCAATATGTGGCGTGAGGGACGAATGACAATATATTGAATGTTATAAACTGAAAAATTATGAATATTTATTTAGCAAAAATGATGGGAAAAAACGGATATGAAGGCGACACTATGTATGACCTTGTAAAAGCCGATACACCACAAGAAGCAAGGGAGAAGGCAGAAAAGGCTTACGGTTACGGGTATGAAATCGAAATCAATGTACCTATTGAATAATTTCATTGTTTATAACGAATTGTGTATAATTTCGTTTTAATGAATTTTACACTTTGTTATTGTTAGTTTGCGTGGTGGAAGTAACCTAATTAATCCTAAACCTTATAGTTAGTAGATACCATAGAGTGTTGAGGACTGGATTAAACCACGCATATTAACTCTAACGCACCGTGTAAAAAACGTTATTAATTATGGAAAATACAGACGAAAAATTACAGCACCAATTAAAGATGCAAAAAGTTAGGGAAATGAAAAACCCAACTATATTAATGAATACTAAAGATTTAGAAACCTTTATAAAACAAGTAGAAGCCCAAGTAAATAATTTTAAAGTAGGAACACCGCCAACTTACGAGGGATTACCAATAATAGCAAGAGAATACATTGAGCAAGGGAATATAATTATTTGCGATGATGTTATGCGTAATTACATATAACGTTTAGGCTAAGAATTTTTAACCCTTGTGTGCGGTGGGGGATTACACTGCATAATATTAAAACATATTAAGATGGCAAAAATTACAATTACAGATGAAACAATGGTAGATGAGATAAGAACAACATGTACCGAAACTTTACCTAATGGTGAGAATAGATTTCAATTTACATTTTTAAATGTAACATTAGATTTTTCAAAAACTGAGCTTTTGGAATTTATGGAGTTTGGAGAAGAAATGATTGAAGAGGTTTTCCAAAATCAAGATTAATAGAAGTGTTGGCAAAACAAGGGTTAATTATTTTTAGCCTTTGTTATGCTTTCGTTTTAATGAAGCCTAATGACTACTGTATGTGGCGTAGCTTTTTAGCTATGACATATAAAGTTTGTTAGCATTAGTGCGGATTATTAACTAATAAAATTAAATAGAATGGATAATTACGAAAAAGAATTAGAACAAATCAAAATCAAATCAAATGAAAGTACTAATTAAAAAAGCAACCTTAAAAAGTTACTGGTATAACGATTATATTGGTGAAATCATAGAGGTAGATGTAGATTCAAAGAATAGAGCTTTAAACTTTGTGTCGGCACAAATAGACTTTTTAAAGGCTCATTAAATAATTAATCGTACATTGCAGTATCAAAGTAGTTTTCTTTCCTTTAAACTCTTTCATACTTAATTGTTTTAAAGCCCTTAGATTCATAACTAAGGGCTTTTTGTATATTTGACATATGGATTTAACAACAGAAGTACTTAACGAATATCTAGATAAGAACAATCTAAGCAAGGATTTCACAATACAAAAGATGGGCAAGGACTTAAACAAGTCAAGAACACTATTCTTTTTAGAGGTGAAAAACCTAACAGGACACAACCCTAGCCAAATGGTAATGCACTACAGATTAGAAAAGGCTAAACCAATGCTTCACACAGCCAAACACATTTCAGAGGTAGCTTATAAAGTTGGATTCGACAGTACAGCTTATTTCAGTAAGTGTTTCAAACAGACTTTTAAGATGTCACCAAGTCAGTACATCAACTCAGAAAGAACATAAGTTATAATATTTACGTATCTTTAACATAAATAAACAGTTATGGAACAAGACGATAAGCTCGACAAAAAAGAGTACTACTTGAAAGAGATAATGATCAGTAACAAAAGAATAGCTAACAATATGTCTTTCTTTGCGTGGATCGTAATTATAAGCTTTTCAGTAACAGTTCTAGGTGGGTTATACTGGATGAGCGCAAATCTATAAAAGACATGAAAAAAGCAGTAATAGCATTTGCAACAGTAGCACAGACAATACTAAGATACTTTACTATTGTAATCGACAGGCTAGTAATGGCTCCATTTATAGGAGTGCCACTTCCAGAGATTAACCACTCCAAACAAGTACCAGTAGTTGACGAATTCACAACAAACGAAGAGATAGAAGAAATCGTTGATTTAGAAGACAGCTTAACAATAAAATACTTCAAAGAGTACTTACCTAAAGCCAGAAGAAGAACATTAAGAACAATTGCAATATCGACAACTATATACATATTCACCCTAGTATCATGGACAACAGTATTTCTAACACTAGGAACAGGAGCAGTAGCATTTTCAGTAACACTACTAATCCAGTATTTAATCAAGAGAGCTAAAAACAAATCTAATGAACGAAACAACGACAATAACCTTTCCTGATTTATTAGCTATACTATGCAACGGAGTACATGAAGCACAAGACTTAGCAATTGAATTCGGATGGACAAACGACAATGATATGTATTTATTAATGCCTATATACAGACTCAATTAAACAATTATGGAGCAATCGACACCAAAAGAAGCTCTTCTAAGCGACGAAATAACAGAAGCTATGGATAGGGTACAGAAAACATCAAAGATATCTCTAAGAGCATTAGAGAACCATAAAGAGGCTAATGAACACTTAGAAGAGTTGTTGGATAGTAAGGCGTGGAAAGAATTACGAGAAAACAATGTCATAGAGGCGGTTAGTAGGCTAAACAAGGAGGAGGCGTTACCGATCAATAAGATTAGATAGAGGTACAACCTTTTACCAATTAACGAATCCTAGCAATAAATGAAATTACACATATTCCATAGCTATAAAGACGTAGGACAAAAGTTCATATCATCTTACTTCCCTTACTTCTTTGATCCACAAGGAAATGATGTAGAATATGGTGTAACACAGAACATGGAATGCAAAAAGTGCGGAAAACACAAACACTATACTTTGAAAATAAGAGGTAAGAAAGAGCACTTAACACCTGATGTAGTAGCAAACATATATAACATTGAATTATGAGTAAAGAAACATTAATTAACGAAACTAAATAACTATGGGAGAAGCAAAAGAAGGAGACAAAAGACTAGGTAATAAGTTTGCTTTAGGGTTAACCACAAATGGACAGCCTCCTGTATACAAAACACCTGAAGAAATGACTATCAAAATAGAGGAATATTTCGCCATTCTATTAGATGACGAAGAGAAAGAATACGAAACAAGACCAACTATGACTGGAATGGCTCTGTACTTAGGTTTCAGCTCCCGTCAAAGCATGTATGATTACGCAAAAAAGAAAGATTTCTCTTACATTGTATCGCGCAGTCAGCAAGTTATAGCTATGTCTTACGAGGAAATGCTATTAACAAAAGTAAGTGCAGGGGCTATATTTGCATTGAAAAATATGGGGTGGGATGATAAGACAGTTATCGAGCAAACAAACATTGAACCACCTAAGATTGAGTTTACAGATGAAGATGAAGAAAATTAACACTAGGATTACAATAGTACTAAATAGGTGGATAAAGCAATGTGCATCTATCATAGACAGTAAACAATGAAAACTATAAAGGCGGAATTTACGATACTAGGAATACAACAATGAAGATAAGCCGTAAATACAAACCACTATTTGAAGTTGTCCAAGGCAAGCACCCTCAAGTCGACACAATAGTACTTACTGGCGGTAGGGATTCAGGTAAATCATTTGTTGCTTCATTAGCTGTTTGTGATGCAGCGGCCAATTATAATCACAGAGCATTATACACGCGTTACACATTAACTTCTGCAAAGGATTCTATTATACCTGATTTCAACGAGAAGATAACAATGCTAGGTTATGAGGATTACTTTCACATAACAAATGACAGGGTTCAATGTGTTCACAATAGAGGCAAGGTAGTATTCAAAGGATTCAAAACAAGTCAAGGAAACCAAACGGCAAATCTTAAGTCGTTAAAGGATTTCTCAATGTTAGTATGTGAGGAAATGGAAGAGTACCCATCATACGACGAATGGGATAAGGTGCAATTATCAATACGTGCCACAGACGTTCAGTCATTAAACATAGGAATACTCAACCCAACAACAAAGAAGCATTGGGTATACCGTGAGTTCTTCGAGAATAAAGGAGTTAAGGGAGGGTTCAACGGGATCAAAGGAAACATACTATACATTCACACAACTTATTTAGATTTAGGTAAGGAGTTTATAGCCCCTAAGAACTGGAGGAAATACGAGGCTGCAAGATTGATATTTGAGAAGTTAGACAAGCTAAGTACTAAGGATAGGTTGTTATCAGACAGGAAAGAACTTAAGATTTACAAATACTATAAATATACTGTTCTAGGTGGTTGGATGGAAACAGCAGCGGGTGTAATATTTGAAGACTACGACACTTACGATGAGCTTCCAGAAGATGTTGAGAGTAAGTTATGGGGGTTAGATTTTGGCTACTCAAAAGACCCTACAGCATTTGGAGAGGTAAACGTAGCGCCAGATGATCTTTATCTTAAGCAACACATATATGAAACAGGGCTATTAAATAACGACCTAGCAGACAGGATTAACATGATACTAGGAGATGAGGAAACCTACATCATTGCAGATCATGCTAGACCTGACTTAATAGATGATTTAAATAGAATTGTAGGTGAGAAAGGCTACAACTTTGTAGTGCTTCCTTGTGATAAAGGCCCAGGTTCTGTACGTGATGGATTAGAGAAGATGAAAGACAAGAATATCCACATACACAAAGACTCTAAGGACTTTTTAGACGAGGCTAACCACTATCATCAAATAGAAGTTATAAACTCTAAAGGCGAGACTGTGTATCATATTGTAGATAAGGACAATCACCTTTTCGATCAGGCACGCTATTCGTATTGTAAGTTCTATTAACACTTGCATATCAAATATATTTTACTAACTTAGCGTTATCAAAAGTGAACTAGGGAATCACAAGAAATTTAGAATTGATAGTATCTCGCATTAGAAAGCCTTCCCCTAGTTGGCGTCTAATGTGGGGCTATCATATGTAAAAACAATTATATTATGGATTATAAGCAAAAGCAAAGACACTTTAAGAATCTATCAAATCGAGTAACTAATATTTGGACAAGAACTGAAATGGTTGGACTTCGACAGGTGGGAGTTCCTTATGTAAAAGCAGTACACGGGTTGATCGGAAGTGACAAGGTAAGAGCAGAAAAAAGAGCTAACGAACTAAGTAAGCGTAGAGCATAAAACAAACCACCCCCATCGTCTATGTACTTTGGGGGTTAACAATTAAGATTATGACAAAGGACGAAATACAGAGTAGAGAACAAGACAAGCTGAGTAAGTTTAAGATCAATTATTATTACTTAGCTACAGGCATGGAGGGTATTGCAGACACATATCCAGAGAAGATAATAGAAGCTAAGACTAAAGACATGGCTGTTTATATTTACCTATTAATGTTCATGGCTGAGACTGATACTAAAATAATAGAAGTCGATAAATCTAATGGAAGCAATGGTTATTCTTTTACTTCATTTAGTGAGTTTGTAGAGGTTAACGAATGTCACAAGTATTGGGGGGTGTCAGTAGATAAATTAACAAATTAAGATTATGAAAGAGATTTTAGCAGTAGTAGCAGTAGGTGTATTGATAGCATTATTTGTATCGTTTTCAAGTAGTGACAGTAAACAAATGCAAGAACACTTAGGAGAGACGGTAATAATAGATGGCGACACATCAACAGTAGTAGATTATAGCACATGGTCAAACACCTACACTTTAGGTAACGGTAAGACTATATCAGAAGAGCTAATTAAAAACAAGTAGAACTATGAATCATACAAGCTTCCCTCAAGTCGACATTGAACAGCTAGATTGGATAAGTATAGATGAAAACAATAAAACATACATTACTATGGAACAAGTAACACTAAACAAAGAGACTTATGATAGGCTCATGGATATTGAGTTAGCAAATAATCAAGAGATTGATAGGCTCAAAGATATAATAGAAGAGTTTCAAAAAGACGGAGTGTCAGTTGACATAACTAGAGATATAACCTATTATAGTAAGACTATCAATTACAAATTATTCACTAAAGATGAGAAACTAAAAGCTATAAAGGAAGAAATGTTATATCAGATAACCCTTGCCGATAATAGTAGTGAGAATTATAAGAAACAATTCAAGGAAAGGGTAGACAAGATTTACAATAGAAACATCTTACAGAGAATATTCAATACAAGAGTTAAATAAAGAGAAGTATGATAACTATAATTATAACAACATCACTTATTGGACTTGCTCTTTATGTAGGTGTTCTATATGGTAAAAGAATTATAATATGGGTAAACCAACTATTCAAAAGGAGTCCTAACAGGATAAAAAAGGAAGATATTACAGAACCAAGCCTGTATGATGAACTAAGGAGGTCTGCACAAAATGGATCGGTAGCAGCAAGAGAAGCGTTAAAGGATCGTAGTATTTTCGAATCATATTCGTCAGGAAGAAAGTATAAAAAGTAAGTCATGAGTAGATATTATTACGAATACACGTGCGTTCAAGGTGGAGCGATTCAACGCAAGATAGTAAAAAGACCAACATTAATAAGCAAGGTTAAAAACAACATTTCAAAACGGTTCAATATTAAATACTCACTGCCAAAGCTATCTATTGCAAAAAAGAGTGATAAATACTATTGTGAAGATCGTAATAGATGGTGTACTGAATACGTTTTTCTTGGACTGATCACGCTATACAAATTAACGCTTAACACAAAAAGGGATAAGTGGTCATTTCGAAAGTCAAAAAAGAGAATCACTAAAGCAAGAAAAACAACATTACTTTAAACCGATACTAGACGGTAATATCTAGGTAACTAAATAAACAATATAATTATGGGGTACAGAGAAGATGAGAAAGCAGAAAATCAAAAAATCGCAACAGCTTTTTTTAAGTGGGGTACAATTTTAGGGCTTTTTATAGCTCTGGTAGTGTGTGGTAGTATGATAGGATGTCCAAGCTACAATGTTTATAGTGAAGGAATGTCAGGAAAAGCCGAGTTAGAAAAAGCAAAACATAACAAACTCATAACAATCGAAGATGCCAAAGCGAAAAACGAAGCAGCAATTAGCAAGGCTCAGGCTAAGATAACAATGGCTAAAGCTCACAATGAATCAATGATTATCAAAGCTGAAGGGCAAAGACAAGCAGACAGCATTAGAGCTATTGGAGTAGCTAGAGCAAATGAGATTATTGGAGAATCTTTAAAGGGTAATTCTGATTACTTACATTTCTTGTGGATTGATCAGCTTAAAGACGGAGGTCAAAAGGTTTACATACCTACAGAGGGTAATTTACCAATACTAGAAGCAAGAGATAAATAATCCGTATATTAGTAGTCACTGATTAGCTTCAGTATAGTTTTACAGGTTAGGTTAAGGGTGGTATTAATTTACTGCCCTTTTTTATGCGCTATGGTGGTTAGATTTTAATCACAATTGACAAGTTTTTCGTCAATACAAATTATTTTCTTAACTTCGTGAACAAACCAACATAAATGGCTGACAACTATTTTACCAAACTAGGTAAAGCAATAATCAATAAGAGTCACTCAGGAGGAACATACCCCCTACAATCTCACGACACTTCTAGTTTCAAGCCGTTCAGTTCTTTCTTTAGCTGGATATTAGGTAATCAAGGTGGTTTAGAATTCAACAGGTACGTTGAAGCTTTCGGTGACAATCCTTTAGTTTACATGATAGTGAGCAAGGTTGCTTTTACTAGTGCCTCAATCAAGAGAATTGCAGTTGATGATAACGACGAAGAGATAGAAAACTCAGTTATATTAGATTTACTCAGTGAGCCTAATCCAGATCAAAGCCAGATAGAATTTTTAGAAGAGATTG